AGCCACGCCTTAATTCGGCAAGAGCCTATATACAGGCGTCCTTTTTATTACGCTATCGCAGCCGTATACGTTTTCTTTTTGCGATTAGTGGGTAAAGTAGCGTTTGAATACTCGGAAAGACCGTGCCAAACCTGGGAAGAATTATTAGATAGAGTGAATACTTTTTATGATCAAAATACTAAAATAACTGGGCGGCCGCCCAGGTACAAATAGGTAAGTGGGGCAATGTTAAACAGTAATAAATTAGAGTAAAAAAATGCGTAATATCTTCGAGCGAATCATAGCTTTTTTTAGAAACCTTTTTGGTGGAACCAAACAAGAGCCCGTTGTTCCCACCCAACCACAACCGCCAGTGCTTACTCCTCCAACTCCTCCAACTCCGCCTAAGGAACCAACAGGAGATTTGGAAGAACCGGCAACATCGACCTCGCCAGTTATTGGAACTTTTTTATGGAAACCGGATTCGGATACTCATCCAAAAGGTGTGGTCATTAGTATTAGTTCTGACACTTTGCGTGCCCAAGACGTCAGAATAACTTTTACGAACAAAAACGGCAGGAAAATGTCGATCAAAAATACATACAACGCGGGTGGGCATTTAAGAGCCAATCGCCTTGCTGGATATAAATACGGTCGTTTTAATTTTAAGCCTGGTGGTTTTCCGAAAGATTATGAAAAAGGTGCCCCAATAACGGTAACATTTACTGCAATAATTGATGGAATTGAAGTTCCCTGTAAAGTTGTAGGAAGAAACCAGATTGTAATCAAGGATGTACATAAAAGATTAGACCTACAATAATCCCGGTATATTCAATAATTTATTTGTAAAGGATAATTTATAATATTGGTTGACGAGTAGTTTTTAGGTAGGCCTAAAACAGAAACTTTTGGGTTCACAGTATTATTTGTTAAATTATTTTACGTGTAAAGTATTGATTTACATTATAGCCATACTCTAAAAGGATGTTAGGGTATGGCTCGCGCCTGAATGAGTCCGGAAGGACGAAACGGTAAGAGTTGAGTAGTATTGTTAAATTAATATGCTCCTCTTCCGTCGTGCGATAAAAGACACTCTCTTTTTGGCGGGTATTTTGCTAAGCTAGACTAGATAAGCAGTTAGCAAAATTTGATGGGATCGAGGGTATTCCTACTCCGAATATTATACATATAGCACTACCTTAGAGTTTGCGCGTGGCTGTAAGACTGAAACGCGCATTTAAATAAATGTTTCGTCATTCAACAAAAAGAAACATTGACGAGGTTACATATGCCAGCCAACACAATTCTTGCAGATATCAACGAAATTTATTTGGGCATCTATCTTAACGGCGGAAAGTCTTACGACGCAGAAGCAGACAGACAATTAAAAATACGGGTTAAACAAGCGACGCTCAATGAAGTTCGTGATCAATCTGAAAAAGCTTTAGTCATGGCAAATGAAGTAATGAGATGGGCTAAAGCACACAAATACTTGGGCGAAGTAAAAACAATTTATTGGACGTCACGTCCGGGCGTTTTGCAATCTGTGATGGGCACAAATGTGGACTCTAAAAAAAACCCGGCCGATATTTTAATTAAATTTTCTGATGGTAAGTTTCTTGGTATTTCAGCTAAATCTACTAAAACTAATTCTGATAGAGGATTCAAGAATCTTGGCATAGGAACTATTGAATCGGATTTAAACATCGATCTTAAAAACGAAGTTAAAAAAACTGACGATTCTGCAATAAAAAAATTCAATTTACAGTCCCAAGCAGCGGAACGCAAAGCAAAAATTAGGGCAAGCCCGGAATTACAAAAACAAACGCAGGCGTTAGGTAGTGCGCTCTTAATGAGCATTCGCAACAAACTGTTTAAAAAATTAAAAGGTATGAAAAATGATGACATACGAAAATATATTCGCAATAGTTGGATGGATTCTAATGCAAAATTATTTCCTCATTACATTAAAGTTACGGGTATGGGAAAATCGTATCCGTATTCAGCAAAGATAGACGTCCCATTAGACAGCGAAAAATTCAAAGCTTTAACGTCTGGTACAATCAAAATTGAAATTATAGGAAATGAATCAATAGGTATCAAAGTCGGAACTAAAAAAATCTTAAAAATGCGAGCAAAGTTTGAATCAGAAAAATTGGCTAGTTGCGTTAAATTTTCTGGTGACTCGTGGTAGCATATATTTTTCTTGCATATATAGATTTTTGTGGTATAATATAATTTACGATATAAGGTAAACAATGCCAAATAAAAGATATTCAGTTTTAGTATTTTCTTTGCATGGACTTACTTCGAACACGTTTGAGGTTAAAGGCATTGTTAGTACTAATCTGAAATTTGTAAAATTTCAATCCCAATGGCAAAAGAAATTCCGAAAAACCGGAACACCGATTGCCATTGGTGTTAAAACTATTTTATTTGGACAAATTAAATGGGATATTTTGGAATGGGTAGTTCCTTGGGAAAAACCCTCTTTGGGAATACCGGAACAAGAACACAATCATTTACAATTTATTGAAGGAAATAAATTTTATGATAACTAGACCATTACTTGCAGAAAAAATTACTGATATGGAAAAAATACCATTTCCTGTATTGGCCACACCCAAGCATGACGGTATTAGAGTTTTAAAAATTTCAGGTGCAGTAGTTACAAGAAAATTTATAGATCTGCCTAATGTACAAACTAGACTGCAACTTGAGGCAATTTTACCAGACGGCATTGACGGTGAAATAATGCTACGCCAAGGCAATTTTAATGCAGTACAATCTGGAATTATGACACGTGACGGTGAACCTGATTATGTTTTTTTTGCGTTTGATTATGTTAAAGAATCATTAGATAAGCCATACGCTGAAAGAATTGTAGATCTTCAAAACTGGTACACCGAAACAGCAACACAATTTCCGTGGTTACTTTTAAACCAAGACTCTACAATTCCGGAAAACTTTGAAGATAAAGTTCGGCTGGTTCTTCCGACGCAAATAAACAGCGCCGAAGAATTATTGCAGTATGAATCGGAGTGTCTTAAATTAGGGTTTGAGGGCGCAGTAATTCGAATTGCATCAGGTAAATATAAGTGTGGTAGATCCACCGAAAAAGAATGTTTACTATTAAAAATGACAAAGTTTATAGATTCCGAAGCTACAGTAGTGGGCTTTACGGAATTAATGCACAACAACAACGACAAAGAAAAAAATAAATTTGGATTATCAAAACGATCTTCTAAAAAAGAAGGTTTAGTTCCTGCGGGCACTCTTGGTAATCTTATTGTTGTGGATCTTATTACCAAAATCCAATTTAAAGTCGGTACAGGGTTTGACAGTGCAACGAGAAGTGAAATTTGGAATAACAGAGACAAATATTGCGGCAAAATAATCAAATATAAATTTCGAGAACTTGGAAAAACACAAAAACCCAGATTCCCCGGATTCCTGGGATTTAGACACATAGACGATTTATAATGGCATTGAAATTACACACACAAATTTCCTTTTCCCGTGAAATAGAAAAAATTGTAAGAGAAAAAAATATATGCTATTTTGATGCAGTATGCGATTTCTGCCGAGAATGTCAAATTGAACCAGAAAACGTTCCAAAGTTACTCACACAACAAATAAAACAACAAATTGAGCAAGAAGCCACGGAACTTAATTTAATTAATCGCGGCCGCAAAAAAACAAACATATTAGAATAAAAATCGTGACACCTTTCGAAGCTTATGAAAAATATATTGCATTAAAACTGCATTTTTCTACGGACCGTTATAATTATTTTACGTTCGATGGTAAAATAAAAATATCAAGAGATTCGTTTGAAAAAAGAAACGATAAACCATTTTTTTATCGTCTGGCTAAAAAATATAAAACAGAAGAGATAGAACAATATCTAGTAGCAAATTTTTTAGATAATCCAGAAAATTGGGTTGGTGATATTATAGCCGTAGAAGGTGACGATGTATTAAAATCGCATCAAAAGAAAATTCAATCATTAACGTACAATTTTAAACAAGACGTTACACATTTGCATGAATTTTCCACGGCCTGGTTTAACTCGTTTGATTGCGTATTTGTGGCGGTTCGAGGTATGCATCCAGTTATATTAGATATGGCATTACAAAAAGAAATTAACATAGAAACTTTTATTATCATAAATAAAATATTAAATTTTTTTCCAA